ATCAATGCATTAAAAGAATCTAAAAAAGAACAACCAATGAAAAAAAAGTCAGTTTTTGACATGATTAAAGAGAAAGCAGAAAACATAAAAAACATCATTGGTCAAAAATCCGGTGTTGTTTCGTTGATTGTTAAAGCAAATCAAAATCCGGTTGACATTGATGGTCGCGAATTGTACGCACAAGAAATTGAAGGTACAACAATGCGTCCGGTTCGTGCAACAAGAATTATTGATTTGTTTCGTCGTGTTCCGGTTTCAACGGAATTTGTGAAATATCGTGAGGAAGATATTGTTACGCGTGACGCAAAGGTTGTAATAGCGTGTGCAACGTCAACGCACACCACGAAAAAAAAATGGAAAGTAAGAACCGTACAGATTGCAAAAATTCGTGATTTTGTTGATGTATGCATTGACATGATGGATGACTATAATTTCGTTACTTCGGAAATCGAAAATTTGGTTGAATCATCGGTGAAATTGGTTGAAGATTCTGAAATTTTGTTGGGTGTTGGTGATATTTTGTCAATCGATTCGATTGCGTCAATATTTGATCCGGCAAACGTTTTGGCACCTTTTACCGGCGCGTTTACGTTTCCGACAATTGCAGAATTGACCGGTGCAATGAAAGCGCAAATTTATACGTTTGGGGCGCAAAATAGTTGGGAAGCAAATACAATTTTAATGAATTACAACGATTATGTGAAATTTCAACACACGAAAAACGCAGATGGTGATTATTTGTTGCCAAATTTCGTTTCAACCGGTTCGGCAATTTTGAACGGAATGAACGTTGTGACATCACCATTGGTTGCGCCAAATGAATTATATGTGTTTGATTCAACGCGTGGTGTGATTTTAGAACGTCAAGGTGTTGAGGTGCAAATGTCGTATGAAAACAACGATAATTTCGAACATGAAGTTGTGACAATCAAAGCGGTTGAACGAATTCAATTCCATGTTGCAACAATTGAGGAAAACGCGTTCATGAAGTGTGATGACATCGCAACGGCGTTGACATTAATCACCGCCCCATAAAAACCAAAAACAACGGATCATGAAAAAAGTCAAAATCATTCGTAAATATGGACAATTCGAAGTCGGACAAATTGTCCAAGTCGATGAAAAAACGTCAACATTTTTGTTGATGAATTGCGTCGCATGTGTTCACATTGAACCGAAAAAATCCGGATGTTCGGATGATTGTGATGAATGTGATGATTGCAATGGTAAAAATAAAAAACGCGTTGTTGTTGAATCAATTTTGGAAACAGAAACGAAACCAACAACACGCAAAAAAAGAACAACAAAAAAACCGGATCAAAACGTTTGATCCGGTTAATTAAAAACATTGAACAATGTCAATTTTAAACATAACATTTTCGGATTTCGGCAAAGGAAAATTTGAATTGCATGGTGGAATTTATGAACAACCAAAAATTCAATCGTACATTGACAAATTTGAAAAACGTTATTTGTTAAAATTGTTCGGCGCGGAATTGTTTGGATTGTTTGAATCGGATTTGAGCAATGGACAACCACAAACACAACGATTTGTTGATGTGTTTGAATCGTTTGATTACGATGATGGATGTCGAATTGTTTCATCCGATGGAATTATTGAAATGTTGAAGGGATTTATTTATTTTGAATATGTTCGTGACCTTATTTCGCAAATGTCGGTGAACGGAAACGTCAAGCCGGTTGGTGAAAATTCGGAAACGATTCAAATGTTCGAAACAACATTGTTGACGCGTTACAATGACGCGGTGATGAATTTTCAAAACATTCAAAAATTCATGTGTGACAATTCATCCAATTATCGTGAATTCAATGGTGTTGGTGTTCGAACAATTTATTGGTCATGAAGGATGTCACAAAAATAATTCAATCCATTGTGGATGACATCGACAATTCAATTGTTGGTGAATTTGACGCGTTGGAACAAAAAACGTTCGTGTGCAAAACAAAATGGTTGCGCGTCGGACAAAAAGTTGTTTCGACAGATGGTGAATTTATTGTGACTGAAATAAAACGTGACGAATGGATTGTTGCGGTTCCGGTTGGTCATTTGAACGATTTGAACGGATTGTTTTATATAAAAAATCCGTTTTATATAACCGGTACCAAATTGGCAACAAATCGTGAATGGACCATTGCGGACAACGATTTGACCGAAAAATTGCCGTTGATATGGATGTTGGAATTGATTTCGGAAACGATTTTTGGACGTGGTTCGAGTTATCAACGAACAATTAATGTTGAATTGTTTTTTTTGGATGAAACCGATCCATCACAATATTACACAATTGATCATCGTGAACAAGTTGTGGAACCGATGGAACGTTTGTTGGTTGAATTCATTGAAACAATAAACAGAAAACGCGAATTTGAAAACGTTGATGAATATCGAATTTGAACATTTTCGAGATTCGGAACAGAAAATGACAATGGTGTTTTGCAAAATGTATTGGACGCGAATTTGTCCGGTTTAAAATTGGAATTCACATTGTCGAAATTTAAAGAAAATTGTATTTGTTAATAAAAATTAAAAACTAGAAATTATGAATGTATGTGATTGCAAAGTTGGATTATCCAACACCGGACGTCCAAATTGTGTTCCGTTTCAATCGGTGACGTCAACGTTGATTTTGACGCCATTAGTGGGAAACGATGGTGTGAAAAATTCAATTAATTTGTTGGCACCAATTCCAAATTGGTCCGATTTAGTTAATCAACCGGATCCATCAAAACGATGGTTTCCATTGCCTAAATTCGAAAATGTTGAATTGCCAAAAGCGGATTCGATATTTGAAGAGGCGAATAGCGGTCGAATGGTTTTCATTCGTCAAGGGAAACGATCATTTGCCGGTGAATTATGGGCGGAAGATTCAACGCCGGAATTTTTGGGTAAATTAAGAAAATCACGATGTGTTGATTTTGGTGTGTTTATTGTTGACGTGAACGGAAATTTAATCGGTTCAAAAGTTGGTGACGAATTGTTTCCAATTCCGGTTGACAACTCGTCATTCGATCCAAAATTGATGTTCGCGACAGATTCAACAACACAAAAAATCATGGTCGGATTTGATTTTGATCGTTTGTTTGATGAATCAACAATGAAAATGATCACACCAAACGAATCCGGAATCAATTTCAATGATTTGGATGGTTTGATTGACGTGTTGTTGACTATCAACACCATCACACAAACAAGCGCAGATTTAACGGCTGTTTTTTGTTATGGCACCGCGTACAATCCAACACCATTTGTTGGTGCAAATTCGTTGACAGATTGGTCAATTTCCGATGGAATCACAACGTTCAATCCGGACGCAATTGTTGAAACGGCAAATGGAAATTATAATTTAGACTATACATCACAAACAATTGGTGTTGGTGTTGAATTAACGTTTTCAGTAAACAAAACCGGATTTGAAGGTTCGGAAAGTGGAACAACAATTTAATATTTGAGATATGGACATAATAATTGGAAAACGAACAATCAATTCAAAAGTTTTTGAAGGGTTGACAATGAAACAAGCGGTTGAAAAATATCCAAATTTGGATGAAAAATTCATTCGTGAGGCGTTCAAAATAGCGAATCCGAATCGTTCACGTCCGAAATCAAAAAAATAAATTGTTCAAAAAAAATGGAAATGGTGATGTTGAAAAATGTCACCATTTTTTTTTGTAACTTTGTGAAAACATCAAAAATGATTGGTGAAACATTGATTGAAAAACAATTGCGTTTGGCGGTGTTGTTGGATGACGCAAAAACATGGTTTGACGTCCACAATGATCAAATAAAAGGTTTGATTTTGCGGTTGATTAAGGATGAACAATTGGAAAAAAAAGGTGTTGACAAATTTGAACAAATTATTGGATTGTATTCAACAATGACAGAAATGATCAATCCGGAAAAAATTGCCGGAACACCATTCACATTGAAGGACACCGGACAATTTTTCAATTCAATGTTTGTTGAAGTTTTGACAAATGAATTGGTGATCCACGCGAACGCGGACAAAATGCAATCGTCAGATTGGTGGACAACAAATATTTTGGGTTTGACAGAAAACAACTTAAATATTTACATTGATGAATTACGGAAAAAATATATTTCGTTCACGCGTTTCATTTTGGGAATCAATTGACGAAATGGTTTTGTTTGATTGGAAAAATTGCATGGATGGAAAAATTGAATTTGTGAACAAAGAACGAAAAAAACATCCGGACAATTTTAAGCAATGGGAAAAATTACATGATGAATTTTTGGTTCGTTTTGGAATTAGTGCAAAATTTGAAAATTATTTGAATTTAATTCGTAAAAAATCGGTTTTGGAATGTGATGTTGTTTTGACCGGTGATCGATTCAAATTGAATAAAATTGAAATATTAAAACAAAAAATTGAATCATTAAAAATGAATTTTGGTGATGGTTTGACAATTGAAAAATCATTGATCCATTTGTCAAAATGGTTGGGTTTTCAATTAAAAATAAAAGAAATAAAAGTTGTTGAATTTTATGAAATAGTTGACGAATATGGCACAAGGACAAATTAAGAGGTCGGAAATAGCGGAATCCGATTTATATAAAGAAATAAGAGATTCAGCACAAAAAACAATTCAGCAATTGAATTTGATGAACGCGTCATTGAAACAAAGCGCGGAAATAATCAAAAACGAATTGTCTGTTGGTTTGGAAAAAACCACAAAAGGAATTCAGAACGTCACAAACGCGTCGATTCAGTCAGAAAAAATTATGCAACAATCGATTAAAACGGAACAAGAAAAAACGAAGTTGCAAAAAGAAATGTTGAAAGCGGACCAAGAAATTCAAAAAGTCGAACAACAAAAACAAAAAACCAAACAAACGCAATTGAAAACGGATCAACAATTGAACCGCGAAAAAGAACGTCAAGAAAAATTGAATGAAAAACAATTAAAACAAACAAAGGACCAAAACAACGCATATCAACAACTAGTTATTCAAACAAGAAATCAAAAAAACGAATCAAAACGTTTAGGTGCGGAAATGTTGAAATTGGAACAATCCGGTCGAAAAAATTCCGCCGAATACAGAAAACTATCAAAGGAATTTCAGAATGTCACACGTTCGGCGCAAAAAGGTGATCAACAATTGAAAAAATTGGATCGACAAGTTGGTGACAATTTCCGGAATGTGGGAAATTATCGTTCGGCGTTGGGTAAATTGACCGGCGCGTTGTCATCAATGGGTTTGGCGTTTGGTTCGGCAATGATTATTCGAAACGTGTTCAATGTTGTGAAGGATTTTGATCAAGCACAAGCGAATTTGTCATCCGTTTTGGGTGTGACGAGAACCGAAATGACAGAATTGACAGAAACCGCAAAACGTTTGGGCGCAACAACAAAATTCACCGCGTCACAAGTTAGTGAATTGCAATTGGAATTTGCAAAATTAGGTTTTTCACAAGAGGAAATAAACAATGTGACCGACGCAACATTGCAGTTGGCGAGTGCGTCGGGAACGGATTTGTCGAACGCCGCCGCAATTGTTGGTGCAAATGTTCGCGCATTTGGTTTGTCAACATTAGAAACACAACGCGTTGTTGATGTCATGGCAAAATCATTCACGTCATCATCATTAGACATTGACAAGTTTTCAACGGCGTTGGGAATTGTTGGTCCAATTGCGAAATCATCCGGTCGAACAATCGAACAAACAACCGCAATGATTGGAACATTGACGGATCGAGGAATTGACGCGTCCACCGCCGGAACCGGTTTAAGAAATGTGTTTTTGGAGTTGGCAAAAACCGGAATGACGTTTGAACAAGCAATGGACCAAATAAACAACGCAACAGATAAAAACGCGGTTGCATTGGATTTGTTTGGAAAACGTGGTGCGGTGATTGGAACAATTTTGGCGGAAACCGGTGATGACGTCGCAACATTAACCGAAAAATTAAATAATGCCGGTGGTTCGGCGCAAACAATGGCGTTGAAACAATTGGACACATTGTCCGGATCATTAGACATTTTGAATTCGGCGTGGGAAGGTTATATTTTAGGCGCGTCAGAATCCGGCGGTGTGACCGATACATTGAAAGATTTTATCATGTCATTGGCGGAAAATTTGGAAACAATTTTGGATGTCGTGGTGAATGTTGGAAAAATGTTCATTTGGTATAAGGGTGTCACATTGGCGCAAATTGGCGTTAATAAAATTTTAGCGTCATCATTTTTACAAGGTGCAAAAAACATGGGCGTCATGAAAGGCGCAACGCAAATTTTAGGAAATTCGATTCGTCAATTGGGTTCATTCATAAAAACAAACATTGTCGGAATTGCATTGATGGGAATCATGGAATTGGTTCGTGAATTTTCTAATTTGAATGAAATTGCCGGAACAACATCGGACGCAATGAATAACATTGCCGAATCACAATCAAATTTGGCAAATGAAAGCGCAAAAGAGGTTCGACAAGTCAGAAACTTATTTTCCGCATTGCGTGACACAAATCCGGAATCAAAAGAACGTTTGAATTTGATGAACACGATCAATTCAAAGTACAAAACAACGTTAGGAAATTACAAATCCGAAGTTGAATTTTTAAACGCAATAACAGAAGCGGAAAAAAATCTAATTGAGCAAATCGGACAACGAACACAATTGAAATCAAAACAAATTGCGTTTGAATTGTTGTCAGAAGAAATGGCAAAAATCCAATTTGAAGTTGATAAAAGCGCGAAAGCAATTCAGCAATTTTACAAAGGTTCATTCGGTGAACAAGCATTGAAAAATTTATTTGACAAATTCGGTGCAACCGGAATTAATGAATTGGAAAATATATTTGACGCGTGGCAATCACAATTGGACGAAATTACACCATTATTCAATGTTGCGCGTGAATCTTATGAAAAAACATTGTTGGAAATGGAAAAAACCGGTGAAGGTGTTTCGATTCCATTATTTCCAACCGGTGATGAAGGTGATGAAGGTGATGATAAAGCGGTTGAATCATTCATGGACCGAATCAAAAAAGTTGCATTAAAGAAAAAAGAAATTGACGATTTGTTGGTTTCCGATATTCCGGACGCGCAATCATCATTGGATGAACGAATGAAGGTTCAAACCGATTCAATCGAACGTGAATTGCAAAAACAAACAATTGAATTGAAACAACAATTGTTGGATCGTGAAATCACACAAGAACAATTTGACGAAAAAATTATTCAATTACAAATTGAATCATTGGAAAAACAACGTCAACTACTAATTGACTATGGAAACGACGTTGTTGAAATTGATGAAAAAATATTGGACAAAAAGTTGGAATTGTTGCAGAAACAAGAAAAGGAAACAGAAAAAACAACCACAAAAGAAACCGAAACAATAAAAATTTCAGCAGATGAACAAATCAAAATCATTGAATCATTGACCGACGCGTTTGAACGTTTGGCAGATCGTCGAATTGATAAATTGGATCAAGAAATGACAAAGGCAAAACAACGTTTTGATTTGTATTCAGAATTGGCGAAATCCGGAAACATCAACGCGCAACAATCATTAGCAGAAGAACAACGAATCATTGATGAATCACAACGTCAAAAAGAACGATTAGAAAAACAAAAACAACGTGTTCAATTGGTTTCCGGCGCATTGCAATCGTATATTCGAAACGCCGATGATCCGGATGTCAAAAATCCATTGGTAAAAACAATCACCGATGTTTCATTGTTGACACAATTCATTCAATCATTGCCGGCGTTTGAAAAAGGTATTGAGGACACCGGAACAAATGGAAATGGTGTTGATGGCAAAGGTGGATTTTTGTCAATATTACATCCAAACGAACGTGTTTTGACAAAGGACCAAAACAAAAATGTTGGTGAAATTTCGAATGATGAATTGTCCAATTTAGCGTTGAAATACAGAAACGGCGAATTGGAATCAATCATCAATGTCAACAACACGAAATCCGATCCGGAAAACAATGAAATTGTCAATCGATTAAAATCGTTAGAACAAACAATTCGAAACAAACCGGAAACAAACATTGAATTGGAACGAATCGTTGATGGTGCGTTGACAATTGTTCGGACCACAAAAAGAGGAAATACAAAAGTTTTTAACAGATACCGAACCGAACAATGAAACATTTTTTGAATGGAATCGAGGTTTCACCGCGTAACGTTTTAGAATTTGGATTGACATCCACATTCACCGGACAACCGGACATTTTGAGAATGGACGCGGACAAAATTATTTTGCCACGCGAGGCGAAACAAATAATTGATCAACACATTTCAACATTGGGTTTTTTTGAAGGAATTCCTTATGAAATCCAAATGGGAAACAATATCACATTGCAATATTATGTTGATTTGTCAGATGACGCAATTTTTCGTGATTATGAAATAGAGGTCAAAATAAAAAAACGCGGTGGATTTGACAATTTTTTCGAAAACGCAAATGGAACATCGTTTGAATTAATGGCGTCAAAAGGTGTTCAATTCAATTTGATTGACATTCCTTTTTTAGTGATTCCGGATGACATTGTTTCGCGAATTGTTGGTTTGTCAATTTCATTGTTTTCGTTAACTAATATTTTATTTCAAACAATTCGTGAAATATCCGACACAATTTCGGAAATTACTGAGGCGGTCACGCCAAATGTCGCGGTTCCACCGGCTCCACCATTAGGACATATTATCATGTTGTTTGTTCGTGCAACGGCGCGAATTGTTTATTTGGCGTTGTTATTAGTTGCAATTATAAATTTGGCAACGCAATTGTTCGAGGTTGTTTTTCCAAAAATTAGATTTTTAAAAGGTTGCACAATCAAAAATTTGATTCAAACCGGATGTCAGTTTTTAGGTTATCAATTAAATTCAACATTGTTGGACCAATGGTCAAATTTGGCAATTTTACCGGTTCCATTAATTAAAGAAAAAAAATCAATTTTTCAGTTTTTAGAAAATGATTTGAACGCGTCATTTACAAAAGGTTATCCAACCGCGTCCGATACGACGCCAACATTGGGTTTATTGATTGACGCGGTTGAAACAATGTTCAACGCGCGAACACGCGTGTTCAATGGTGTTGTTCAAATTGAACGTCGTGATTTTTGGTCCACAACAACACAAAACCAAATCATTCCGGCGTTGAATTTACAAGATATTAGACAAAGTGAAACGCGTTTCAATACTGATTCAGTTTTCAAACGTTCATATATTCGATATTTGGTTGATTTTTCAGACATTCATACAATTGACCAATATGATCCATCCGACGCCGAATTTTCAACCGAACCAACAAACATTGTGAATCCGGATTTAGTCACAATAAAAGGATTGAACAACATTCAAATTCCGTTTGCGTTGGGTGTTCGAAAAAACGAATTGAATTTTGTTGAAAAATTCGCAAAATCATTGTTTCAAATTGTTGATGTTGTTGTTAATGCCGTTGGCGGTTCATCAAATTTTGTTGCACAAATACAAAATCGAATTGGGGTGACGCAAATTTCACAACCATTTTTCAGTCAATCAAAAATTTTATTTCAAGTTAACGGAAAACAACCGGTTAATTATTTAGATAAAATTAGCGCGTTTGAAATATATCAAAATTATCACAAAATAGACGAAATTAATTTGAATGGTCAAAAAATATTTGAAAACGCGCCGGTGCGAATGTCTGAAAATGATTTCGTAAATTTGTTGAACAATAATTTTGCGGAAATTGATGGTGTTGTTTGTGAGATTTTGACAATTCGTTTCAATGATGAAAAATCATTGGCTACAATTACATATCAAATACCGAACAATTACGCCGTTGGCAAAGTTAACATAATAACAATAAACGATTAAACAGATGGACAATTTTGAAAAAAACGCGAATGAAACAATCAATTTGGTCAATCAATTATCGGTCAATTTGAATTCATTAATTAAGGATCAAAACAATTTGATCAATCAATTGCCGGTTGAAATGCGTGAAAAATTAACAACGGAACAATCCGAAATCAATTCAATCATGAATCATGTGAAAAATGGTGACGTTGAATCATTAATCAAATTATCGAAACGATATGCCAACACAAATTCAAAATAAAAAATTCATTGATGTTTTCGGTGTTGAAACGTCACAATTCATTGCAAACGCCGGTGATAAATTAGTTTCTGAAATATTATTTCGGACATCAATTCGAATAACAACAATAAACAATCCGTTGTCATTGGATGTTTCATTAAACGCGATCACATCACCAACAATTGGTTGGTTGGATGAAGGATTTCGCGTTGGTGATTGGTGTTTGTTTTTGCGATATGATTCAAATGGTACGTTGTTAAACACATTTTATTCAAAAATAGAATATGTTGACAATTCGGTTGCTGATTTTACGTCAATTCCGGTTTTTTACGACATTACAAATTTGGAAACGTTGGTCATTCTTGCATTGGATTTTTTAGATTCACCGATTCCGCCACCATTAGGGTTTCAAACACCGCGTCCACGCGCTGATATGAACATTTTGGTCAATCAATGTTTGAATTCCGTTTCCGGACAACCAAATTCATTGATTGATGGTGAACAAACGGATTTTTTGTTTTTGGGTGTTGAAACAATGAATGTTTTGGATGTCATCAATGGAATTTCAATTCCAAATCAATCCGGTCAATTTGTTGAATCAATGAATTTGGAACGATTATCAAACACGAATGATGGTTTTTTAGCGTATAAATTGACAATTGTTTTCATTCAGTCCGGACCATACAATTCCAATTGGTTTTTCACGAACGAATGTTTGAAGTTTTTCACAAAATTCAAATGGAAATCAATTCCAAATGATGGATTGCCGTTTGAAACAACAATCATTGATGAAAATGGGAATACCGGTTGGTTCAATCAATCACATAATTCATCACCATCCAATTCCGTTTTGGTTTCCGGAACATCAAATGTTGATTATATTTCGACAACGAATCACACAATCATTGTTGATGGTCCAATTGATGACATTGGAATTGGTGGATGTTATATTTCAACTAATGATTTATACTATAAAAACCAAACAAGAAATCAAAATCAATTGACAATGTTGATTCCGACATCCGATGTTTCCGGATTGCCGTTTTTAAATTCTGAATTGAATCCATTTTTAGCCGGTTATGACATTGACATCAAAAACGTTTCCGTTTTAGGTTCACAAACAACAATTGAATTTGATTTTATTCCAAATGTAAATTTTGGACAATTTATGTCCAATGTCAATGATGGTGATCGTTTGTTTTATATTTGGGTTAAATGTGGAAACATTAATCATTTGGTTTTTGCAGATCAATTATTCACCGAACCGGCGGTTGGCGGTGCATTGGAAATGAATTCGGATTTTGGATTTATGGATCATTCGGAAAATGTTGATGAACAAAGTGGAAACAACACCGGATTTGAGGCGAACACAGAAGATGACATTTCGTATTTTGGAACATTTCGTTTGACAAAGAATGAAATAATTGATTCATTTTCCGTTTCAATCGAGGCGTTCAACGATGTTACATTTGATTCCTTCACTTTGCAACAAACAACATTTGTTTTTTCCGGCGTTCAAATTTCGAATGATGGTAGATATTTATTGAATGAAACACAAAATATTGTTTCTACTTTACCGAACAATTCAGAAAAAAGAAACGCAAAATTGAAATTGCGTTCGGCGTTGGATGTTGCAAATGAATATGGTGTTGAAATTTATTTTCCTTTTTTATTACGTTGGGAATATTGGTTGGAACAATTGAACGCGAATGTTGATTTTTATCCGACGCAAAATAGAAATTGGGAACAATATGACAATCAACCAAATTGGAATTTGCGTTTGAAATTGTCATTGGTAAAAAATGGTTTGGCGTTTATTCACACAAACCAATTCATTAATAAAAATTATGATTCAGATCCAAACATCATTCAGTCAATCGAATTGTTCATTGACGCAACAAATCAAAATGTTGGTGTTGTCACAGAAGGCGAACAAATGCGTGTTGTGGCAACAAATGAATTGGTTTCCGGAACATGGAACGCACAACGAACATGGGGAATGATTACGATTGAACCAACAGAATCATCACCGCGTTTCATTTGTTCGTCAATTTTGCCGTTTGACAACAACCAACAAAATCCATTGGTTCCGTTGAATGGTGTTCAAATGGTCATCACATATCCACAACCAAACATTGCACAAATGGAATGTTTTTTTGATCCGGAAAAAATCAATTTGTCGAATGGTGTAAAATTCACATGTAAAATAAAACAAAAATGTGATGACGTCATTAAAATAATAAAAATGACAACGGACAATGAATTGAAAATGACAACGAACGATTTCCAAAAAATTATTTCGTAAATTTGTAAAAACACAATAAAAAAATGGCTAAAATTCATGAATATCCGATTGAATCATTTGAATTGAATGATAATGATTTTTTGGACATCGATTTTTTCGATGTTGGTTCGGTAACGTATCAAACGCGCAAAATCAAAGGAATTGCGGTAAAACAATCAATTGACGTTTTTGTCAAATCAACATTGGGTGCGGTTGCAATTTCAAATGATTACAATGATTTAGACAATTTACCGGTGATTCCAACACCAATATCAAATCATTCACAATTGGTTTTGGATGATGGGACAAATCCACATGGAACAACAAAATCCGATGTTGGATTGTCAAATGTTGACAACACGTCAGATTTAAACAAACCAATTTCAACGGCAACGCAAAACGCGTTGGATTTGAAACAAAATGAATTGATTTCCGGAACAAATATCAAAACCATCAATGGGAATTCCGTTTTGGGTTCCGGTGATTTAGTCATTGGTGGTGGTGTTCAAAAAATGGTTTATTCCGAATATGCTTACAATATGTCGCTTGCGGTTGGTTTTGCATGGGATGGATTGACAGTTGGTTCAACGGCGTTGGTCACATTGTTAGATCGTTGGCGTTTACAATCATTTGCCGGAACCGGTCAACCTGATGGTTGTTATTCAAATTTTGTTTTGCCGTCCGATTATGTAAATGGGGAAAATATTCGAGTGACGGCAAAAATCACATGTCCGAACGGCGGTAACACATTTTTTGGGATTGGATTGGCTCAAATTGGCAATTTAAATGAATATGGTGGTGAATTACAAACGGAATGGATTTCGGGCGTTGTTGGGGTTTTAGGCGGTTTTTTAGATGATCAATTTCAATTCGTTTTCAGTGGTGCAACATTACAACCGAATCAACCGTTTTCGGTGATGATTTATAGAAATCCACAAAACGCCGGTGACACAAATACATCAACTGCATATTTGAACCAATTACTAATTGAAACAATTTAAGAAAATGGAAAAATTAACACAAACTTACCACGAACGAAATTTGCAACGTCAACAAGAATTGGAAACGGCAACAACTAATTTGATTAAATTTTTCGTTGATTCCGGTGATGATTTGTTGACCGCGAAACAAAAGGTTTCGGATGTTTCGAGTGGTTCCGCGCAATGGTTGTTTCCGTACGTTTTAGGAAACAAACAACCATTGATTCAATCAATAAATGATTCGACATTGCCGTTCATGGATTCAACCGCGAAAACTTTTTTGATAAATGAATTGTCATGATGAAAACCGGTGATGTTCTAATTTGCAAAAGGAATATCAACAACCAACAAATTTTTAATTTTAATTGACTATTAAAAAAATAAAAAATGCCAATAGAATGCGGATGTATTAAAATTTGTATGTCAGCCGATGGGGTTGACTATGAATGTATTGAATTAAATGAACCTACCGCGTTTTTTAACGGAAAACCATTTTGGCAATTTAGTTTGTTTGGAGAAAATTTTGAGTTAGTTTTTACGAATACCGGACCTAGTTGGGTTATTGATAATATTGCAGTAATCGGACAACCGCCAAACAATGGGGCATTGTGGTTTAATTCAAAAGATGAGAAAGATTGTCCGACAAATATTGTATTCGATTACGTTGATGGATTTCTTACAAATGCTTACACAACGGAATGTTTTCAATGTGAACCAATTGAAGATAGAACCAAACGCGAATTCAAATCAATTCGATTGCCGAAACAATTCATGGAACAAAAACGCGGTTTTGATGAATGTTGTTCATGTCCACCAATGTTGGTGTTGGCGTCAAATTCAAACGATACATGGAAAAATGACGTAACGTCCGCGTGGATCAAATTAAGTGATCAAATTGACACCATTCAATTTGTATTGGAAAAAAATGGTCAACCAACAACATTTGTTCCGACACCAAAACCATTTGTGAACGAACAATTCTCATTTTATACAACCATCAATTGGATTGATGTTTTCAATTTGGATGGAATTGGATGTTTCACATTGAAGGTGAATTTTAATATTTCCGGAATAAATGGTTCGTTGATTTGGGGTGTTTACGATTTACGCGAATATTCAATTCAAAACGCGTTAAAAACGGCACGATTAAAGGTTAAATACAATTTGAAACAAGAAATTGAACAAATTGATTTCACCGGAACCAATGTTGTTGACACGTTCCGTTTTTATGGATTCATTGGAAACAGACAACCGAACACCGAAATTGATAATTTAATTTATCAAAATAGGGAAATGAAATCCGTTGTTCGTGAAAATTTGAATTCGTATATTATCGAAACGGATCCGTTGGAAGAATGTCAGATTTCAAAATTGACAGATTTATTATTGTTATCAGAAAATGAATTGTTTATTTCAGATTACAACGCACATAATCATTCATATAAAATTTTGGACATTCCGGTTATTGTTCAAGAATCACCTGAAATTGATTATTTAGTCAAATTTCAGCGACGCGCAATTTTGAAATGTGTTGTTGGTGATAAATTCAAAAATAAACGAACATATTTCAAATAAAGATGAACGAGTTTTTTATTACGTCCGGTTCAATTATGACATTGTTGATGTCAATTGTTGGTTTTTTCCTTCATCGAGTTGTGAACGATGTCAAAAAATGTATTGATATAACATTGGAAAACAAATCACGAATTGATTTAGTTGAACAACAACAAAAAAATGACGTCAAACGTATTGAGGAAAGAACACAAATTGAATTGCAACAATTGACGCGAAATGTGAATTTGTTGTCAAAAAACGTTCATGATTTGATTGTGAAAATTTCGGAACGATGAAACAAAAAATCATCAATTTTATTTTGAATTTAATTCGAACCAATTCTGATGAATCATCAAAACGTTTTTTGGCAATTTACGGAACGTTATTTTTGCAAACTTATGTTGTTTTATTTTATACAACGTCAGAAAATTCGGTTTGGATGTTGATGGAATTGGTTTGTTTTGTTTTGGTTATTTCCGGCGTTGCCGTTTACGAACGAAAAAACACAAAGTGATGAAATATTTTTTGACATTATTGATATGTTTGACGTTGATTTCGTGTGATCCGATTAAAAGACATCAACGTTTGGTTGACAAATTTCCACACGTCCACAAAAACGACACCATTGTTCGAATCGATACGTTGTCAATTTTGGTTCCACGCGTCCAATATGACACGATTGTTCACGTTGACGTGTTGAATGACACATTGTTCATTGAACGTGATCGTTTACGCGTTCAAATCGTTCGTGTTCATGATTCCATATTTGTTGACGCGCAATGTGACACAATGTTCATTGAAAAAATAGTTGAACAGAAAATTCCGGTTGTTCATTTTCCGGTTGAATGTGAGTTTGACAAATGGTTTGACCGGTTGAAATGGTTCGGTTTGATATTTATTTTGTTAGTAATTGTTTTTTTTATGAAAAATGTATTGACAAATAAAAAATAAATTGTCGAATTTTGTTTTGAACAATGTAATTTGTTTTTGTTTTTTGTAAAATGGTGGGCGGTGGTCCACCATTTTTTTTTGTTTTCAACAATCATGTGTTGAACATTTGTTGAATTATTTTTTCGGTTTTGTTGTTTTGTATTAAATTTATTTTGTATTGTTGCAAAAACAAAAACAAAAACAAAATGAAAAAAACAATGTTTGAAAAAATTACACCTATTCGACAACATGTCGAAAACATGAAACGTGATGAATGGATTCGTGATGATTACAATGGTGAAATTCCGATGGAATTATTGTTGATGTATATTCATGGAATTATTCCAATGATTTCAGATCCGTTAGAATTTGACAAAAACGGATTTTTAAAAAGCACAATTAACGAACAGATTTTAGAACGAAAAAAGGAATTGGAAAAATGGAATTCCGGAAAATATTTTTGTGATGATATTTATTTTATTGACGCAATGAAACACGTCAACAAATCACAAATTGATTTGTTGGAAATGGTCAAAAGGTTGAACAAAACATTGATGTCATGAATGTATATTGGTCACAAAAAGAATTGGAAATCATCAAATATTGGAATGAATCATCCAAAAATCGTGAACGTCGAAAAATCAATGTTGAATTATGGTTAAAAATCAAAAAACAAAAACAAAAATAAAATGGAAAACAAGCATTTGACACACAAAGAACGAATAAAACGAAATTTCGAAAAATTCGAATCCGGAAAATGGAATAAATTTTCTTATGCACATGATTTTGAATGTTCAGTTGAACATGTTCAATCAATATTCGGTGAAATTTTAGATGAACGAATTGAACAATTCAGATGGGAAAACACCGCGTCCGGCGTTCCTTTGCCTTCATTTCGAATCATTTCAGATCCGGAAACAATTGATGTTGTTCCGGACCGAATCATTGATCATGGAACAAAAGTTGAATTAATATACAAATCAAAAATTTAATGAATCAAATAAAAAAATTAATTAAGGAAATAATGTTTGGAATAAAAGAATCAAACAGATATTTCATAAATATTTCACAACATCCAAAATTTTAAAATTATGAATTCAGAAATGACAATTGAACAAGCAAAACAATTTTTGCGCGAAAACATGACGAATGGAACAATTTGTCCATGTTGTAACAATTATGTAAAAATGTATAAACGAAAATTGACATCATCAATGGTGTTTTGTTTAATACATTTCAAAAAACATGTGGACCGAAACGGAAACGAATTTCAAAACTACATTAATATATTGGATCGGTTAAAATTTACTCCAATGCAACGCGCCGATTGGCAAAAATTAGTTTATTTCAAATTGATTCAAGCGGAAACAACACAAAGAGGTCATGCGCGTTCCGGTTATTATCGTTTGACAGATTTGGGAATTAAATTTGTCAATCATCAATCATTGGTTCCGGAATATGTGAAGGTTTACAATTCAAAAGTGTTTGGTTATTCAGAAACACAAATAAATATTTCACAAGCAATCAAAAATAAATTTAATTATTTGGAATTAATGTCAAAATAATATATTTGCAATCTACAAATCCGGATCATGAATTGTGATCCGGTATTAAAAACAAAAACAAAAAACAAAAACATGAAAAAAAACACATTTTATTTTCCACATGACATGAACACAATTTCCGATCCAAAAATTTCCGCGTTCGTTGGTGTTTTTGGTGGTGCCGGTTATGGTGTATTTTGGCGAATTGTCGAAATGTTGCATGAAGATAAAAACAACAAATTGCCGTTGAAAAAATACATATTTTCAGCAATTGCCGGAACATTAAAATTGGACGTGAATGAAGTTGTTGAAATGGTTAAATTTTTGACCGATGAATTTGAAATTTTTGAAACAGATGGTGAATTTTTTTATTCCAAACGCGTTATTCAGAACATGGAAAAACGGAATGACATCAAAGAAAAACGTTCATTTGCCGGACGCGTTTCAGCCGAAAAAAGAAACATAAATTCAACAAGTGATGAACAAACGATGAACAAAGGTGAACAAACGCCAACAAAGGAAAAAAAAGTAAAAGAAAGTAAAACAAAAGAAATGGAACCTATTAATTTCGATAAATTACTAAATTTTTTCAATTCAACGTTCAAAAAAGATTGTCACGTTATTCCGGACGCGGTCAAACGTTCATACAATGCAAGGTTGCGCGAAGGATTTACAACCGATGACATTAAACATTCTATTTTGAACGTGAAAAACGATCCGTTTCATGTTGAAAATTTGTTCAAATATGCAACAATTGAATATTTTTCAAGGTCAAAAACGTTGAATTCATACGGACAAAAAATAAAAACAGATTCCGAAAAATACATTCCGACCAAATAATTGATATATTTGGACCACAAAAAACAAAAACACATGAACAAAATTGAAAATTTGTTTGGACAATTATTTGTCCATGACACCGAAAAAATTCGTGAAATATTTCCGTTGATCAATCCGGAATGGTTCACCAACAAAACACATCAATTATTTTATGAATCGATTTCCGAATTAATCAAAAAAGGTTCCGAAATAGACATGTATTTGATCATTGATGAATTGCGTCACAAAAAACAATTA